GTCAATCATTAAGAATGAAGACTATACTAATCCTGATGATGCACTAAGCTCTCTTCTCAATTTATCTAAGCCTGTTAGGGCTACTAAAACCAACGCAAAAAACTATGCACAGTATAAGGACGCGTTTAACGAGTATCTTCATGCAGATATCATGGATAACATTCAAGCCAACGCAGTAAAATTTGGTAACACTAGGGCAAACATAGAATACATGGGAGAAGGGGGTAGCCGAATCGCTAAGGCCCTAGATCTAATGCGAGCTAACGGAGAGATGGACGACCAAGAAAAAGGAGAACTTGCTAGAGGCTTGTCTGTATTTGTAGACCAAGTGTCGGGGGAGTATCAGCGTGTAGACAATAGGGTATATAACACAGGCGTTAACAATGTGTCTATGCTAGCAATGGTTTCTGCATTACCTATGGCGGCAGTTTCTTCTCTTACTGAGTCTGCCTTGGTTATATTCAGCAGTACTAACCCGCTAAAAGCAGCTTGGACGATGTCTCAAGTTACCGTTAAAGAGTTTATTGCAATATCAAACGAGTCAGTCACAACTTTATCTAACGGCAGAATACCAATGAAGGCTTATAAACATCGAGAGATGTTAAGAAAGTCTGGTTACTTACTTGAAACTCAAGGTGCCGCTGCTCGTTTAGGTGTTGACTCTAGTCCTACTCAAGCTAGGTTTGTTCAAAAGTTTTTTAAGATTAATGGACTAACATCTCTAACTAATATTCAACGTACCACTGCTTTGATTATGGCAGAAGATGCGGTAGAGCATTGGGTAGATCAGGCAGTATTACAAAAAGGAATTAACAATAGGTTATACACTGAAGCTCACAACAATCTAAGCTTTTTAGGTGTTGACCCAGACTTAATGATTGCACACAAAGAAAACTATCATGGTCTTAGTGGCTCTACTTTTAATGCTAATGTTATAGCCGAGAATGAAAAAAGGTATTTAGAGCAGATGGAAGTAGCTAAGACAAGATTTGTGGATCAAAGAGTAGCACAGCCTTTTAAAGGTAATCGTCCTGAGTTTTATTCAGACCCTAGGCTACGTTTATTCACAATGTTTCAAGGCTTTATTAGTACGTTTACTGCTAACATATTGCCAATGCTTTATGGTCAAGCGTTTTCGACTAACAGCTTACCTAAGGCAAGGGTACAAGCAATAACTACAATGGCAGCTATGATTGCATTTACTTATTTTGCTCAGAACCTAAAAGACGCCTTGAAAGGTAAAGAAGAAGAAGATGACCTGCCTCCGTTCAAAGAGTTTGTAAGAACTATGTATGGATCAGGTCTTGTTGGCACAGCAGAGCGCCCTCTTAACGCACTACTACCTTTGTACGGGAATAGTTCCGATCTTGGTAGAGCAGTAGATGGTATGTTAGGCAACACCGCAGGCACTATAACCGATTCAATAATAGGGGAGTCTCCTCAATTAGCTTATCTTGATAATGGCGTAGGAATATTTTCCGATGCTTTAGCAGATGATAATTCAAGATTAAAGCGTAATCTTTTGAAAGCAACCCCCGCAAACGTATTTAAGAATTGGTTTGCACCAATAGAAAAGGAGTAACTATGGCTAAAGCAATTAACACAGGGGCATTTTCCCCGCAAGTAGAAGGGCCAAGCCCTACTGTAGGAGTTCCTGCCGGACTTACTCCTGAAATGTTACAACAACTATCTGCAATGGACCCTGCTGCCCTGATGGCTCAAATACAAGCTATGCAGCAAGGAGCAGGTACAGCGCCTATTGAAAATCCTTTGGATGATCTGCAACGGGGGACTATGGCTCCCGCTGCGGTTAATCCTTTGATGAATCCCTTTGACAACCCTGCAGGGGCAGTTCAACCTGCAAATGCTCCTGTTGCACCCACGCCAAACTTAGATGTAGTTCAAGATGGAGCTAGTATACTTGTTGGGGAAGGGGCACGCATGGGTACTACGCCTGAGCTTCAGGCAGTACAGAGAGAACAATTTAACACAGAAAATACAGCACGATTAAAGGGTGTAGTTGGATTTAAGCAGAGAACCGAGGAAGAGTTTAACGGCGCTTACAAAGGTTATATGCTCCCTGGAAAAATAGGCACGCTATATAGAACCGCCAGACAAATAGCTGAAGGTGGGATAAAAGGTCTATATAAGATAAAAGACCCAGAAAACATACTACCAAAGTCTGCCAACCCTATACAGCTAGTGTCTGAATCATTTAAGACTTCCCCAGTAGAAGCAGCAAATGCAACCACCTTTGCCTTTGTAAAGCTATCAAGGGCTATGAGCGCAAAGCAAGCTAGTATTGACAATGGCTTTGATTCACCCGCAGTAAACGAAGATGGATCTACAACCGATCAAGAAATTGAAAGACTGTTTGGCTTTGAAAGTGGAGACATACACGTAGACGCAGACGATAAAGTTATAATAGATGGAGATACCTTAGACGGCATCTTTGCAGGTTATACTAAAAGCTCCTTTGCTAGAGTTAGGGGCGCAGATATTGGTGCCCTAGATCAACCTCGCTTAGTAGGTAACGCTCAACTAAACATGCTTAAAAATTCAGGGTTTGTTGAGGAATTATTTTACCAACCTAAAGATCCTGACGGGAAAGTAGTTGATCCAGATGGTGCGCCTAAAAGAGGATACCAAATAACTGAACGAGGCGCTCAGGTTTCAAAAGAGCTTAGAGAACTTTCTAACGAGAATAAGAGAGAGTACTCTGAAGAAACCCAATCTTTAGGCCCAGAATCTGATAATAAATCTATTAACCAGCCAATGGCTCGGCGTAAGGCAGTAAAAATTCATGGAGCGAGATCAGGGGAATCAATTGGAGCGTATAATGTACGTAAAGTTAAGCAAGATGTTTACGCTGGAGAGAAAGCAGATAAAAATACTGCGTCTTACGAATATGTAGAAGCCTATAGAGAGAGTCCAGCGAGGATGAACCCTAGAGTATTAGCTTCCGTTGGGGCAATGCTTAAGGTGTTTAAACAAGGTTTACTGGTTGAAAAAGACGGAGGTCAAATCCCGCCTGAACAAAAGCGTTTAATGAACAACATAAGCAAAATGCTTCAGCTAGAAGCAGTTCCAACTGATAAGCCAGGATCTCCTTCTAAATTGATTAAGGCAGAAACAGGGTTAGCAGGTGCGTTAAGCAATGAAGGCTTTGTCAAGAGACACGTAAATCCTCACGGACAAAGTCATCGACTAACTAATGACACCTCTACTATGAACGAGCAAGAGTATCCTAGAATACACAAGGGAGCAATGGAAGGTCGCCCTCAGAATTATGTTTTTACTGATTTAAAGGGCAAGCCCGATTCAGCTCCAGTAATTTCTGAAGCCGAGTGGTCTGCTTTTCAACGATTTGTTAAAGGAACAGGTCAACCTACTCTAGGTATACAACGAACTGCAATGTTATGGTCTCTAGGCTCTTGGATAGTCCCCGGTACAAGAACTAATTCTGACCAGTACTTAGTAAATAACTTTACTATGGGAACGTTAAGAGAGTTTGCGAAGAAAGGCGCTTTAATGGAACAGTTTATTGCTGACCCTTCTATTGTAAGAGACCCTGCAGTTGCAACAGCATTGAGTGAATTTATAGAGTCAGATGTAGGCATAGACAAAGGTAAAGTAAATGGATTTATAACTAAGTCGTCTTTGCTTGCTAAAGATATAGTTACAGCATTAGACAGTGCCGCTACAGGAGACCCTATTGGCTTAGCTTTTAGCCCTGTTGCAGCATCTATGGATCAATCTTCTGCAGGTAGAACTTTTATGGCTTTTGATCAAGGGGACTTTGATACTATTAAAAGTGTAGGTCTCTTGTACAATCCAGATTCTGCTAACATGTTTCCTACTGGTAACCCGCGTGCTTTCTTTTTAAGAACATTAAACAGTTCTTTAGGTCTTGAGGGAAAGATACGGGGCTTGAGTACTCTACAGCAACAAGCTGTTCTTGCTATATTTACCCCTAAAGGCGGTGACTCAGCAGCTTATGCTGAATTTGCAGATGATCTAGCTAAAGGTGCCTTGATGGTTAACGCCTACGGAAAGTCTCATTTCTTTATGCACAAGCAGGCAGAAATGTTTTTATCAACTAGGCCTGAAATCAAAGAAGCTTTAGATGCGCTTGCAGAAGAAACTTTAGACTTTAAATCTGGGCTAGACATAGCTAACGAAGTAATAGGTCATGGGCTACAGGAGGTTAACAGGAACGGTAGTTGGTATACGCAAGGACTTAAGTCTCAAGCAATTGCTGCTGCTCTACTTGGGTTTAACTTATCAGGTGAGTTATCTGATGGTTCAAGTGTAAGGATTGGCCTTAAAGAGTATGCTGTTTTACCTGACTCTGGATACGAATTTATAAATCCAGACGGGACACTCAACAGTGAAGGGGCATTGTCCTCTCGTACACCAACTGATGCACCAACTGCTCGGTCTAAGCGGAAATTTGATAGCGATAGTAGAGAGACCCCTATAAAAAGGCTTGGCTCTGCTCAAGTAAATGCTATTGGTCCGGCAATGGGTCACCTAAGAGAAGTTGAAGTCAATGCGCTTGCTCACCGTGCAGTGCAGAAACGTTTACAAGATCCAAATATATACTTTGGCAACATCCACGATAACGTTATGGGCGATCCGCTTTATATGGCTATGATACAACATGAAGTAAAGGCTGCTATGAAGCAAATAACCTCGCATGACATGGGTGAAACCATATATGAAAACTATGAAGCAGATTTTATTAAGGCTACAACAAGAATATATAATATGGGTAATGAGGTAGTTATTGGCTCTGCTGCAAAAGACCCTGCCCTGTCTAGCTGGTTAGAGTATATAGATGAGATGTACTCAGAATTTGAAGCTAATATCTTAAAAGGAGTTGAACCTAAATTTGCTTGGATGCAAGAACAAACCGCTAAAACTTTAAGAAATGCGTATAACTTACGTGTTTGGAAACCATTGGCTAAGCCTGGGATAACTCAGTATATTGGTGCAACACCGTTAGATACTAGGCAACCTAGTGAAACAGTAGCAATGGTAGTAAAGAAGACTGATCTGTTAAAGTTTATAAGTGACCATTTAGCGGTTACTGTTGCAAAACACAGAAAAAGCAGATCTGGTGCAGAGTTTAAGAGAAATGATTTGTTTGAACAGACTTTTGATTTCTTAGAAAACAATGACCAAGGCTGGATGAAAGTCGGTCGATAAAACTAAAAACCCCCACAGGACTCACAATAGAGTTCCCGTGGGGGTATTTTTTATTTTAGTAAAGCTTCAAAATCATTGAGCGCCGCTCGCTTTAAATTACCTGCGTGCATTTCTGCAGTTTTTTGATCAAAGCCTTGATGCTGCATATAGTCTTTTTTATTTTGCTCGTATATCATATCAATTGCATACCGAGGGCCTTTCTCGCTGAACAGATATTTGTCTGGTATTACTATTCCTGTTTGCTCTGCAAAATCTTTTTGCCATTGCAAGTCATTATAGTTTCCACCATCTAAAGCTTCTTTGTTAAAGGATTTACGTTCATCCATTTCAATACTCCTTTGTATTTAAGATCCCATTATGCGCTAGAAACAGATCATACTGCTTTGCGCCCTCTGTAGAGTCTTCTTGTTTAGAGATAAAGTAATCTCTCATGTTATTCATATTATATGCGTATAGATCGGGGTTTATACCTTCAATCTCGCAATAACGTTCATCGGTCATCAGTGGCTTTTTCTTTCCACTAAGTAAATACCGATCACGTAGAGCAAACCAATTGTAATGGGTTTTTTCTGTCATGTTTCACCTATGAAAAGAAGTTGCGAGAACTGAGGACTGAGAATATATCTAAGTCACCTAGCTCTGGTACTTCTATCGTACAGTTATTGTTAGTTATATAACTTTTAACTGATTCCAAGGGATTATCGCCGCTGTACATCTCAACGAATTTTTCCTGTGTTAATTGTTTCAAATAATCTACATCGGAGGCATGGCAACTAAAGCTATCATGTACTGCACCGAAGTTAATTCCGAATTCATCTATTACGAGTGCCATGTGAGTGGCATCCTGAGAATGAATATAGTTAGGAGAGATACCTGCACTGGCTTCTCTTCTGTTGGTTGTCTCTAAGTATATCTTAGCTACATGGTTGATACGCCCGGGTTGTTTAGACGCACCACCTATTACACCTCTTAGAGTAGACTTACAAGTATCTTGTCTTGTAGCGTTTACTTTGTAGATGACAGGGAAGCCAGACTTAGTCATCCAACGGATATCTTCGCCTGCATGGCCTTTAACTAGTACAAGTTTACAATCAGCTATTTTAGAATTGATTGCATTGAGTGCCATTGTATTCGCCTTAGTAGGGTTTGCTCGTTGTTCTTTGTTAGCTTCACGAGCTAGTTTTTTATACTTACTTATTACAGAGTTAGATACTTTTTTACCTGCAATATCCTGATACTCAAAGGTACCAAGTTCCCACTGAGCTAAATCTTGTAGGAACTTCATAGTAGTTTGAGAGCCTGGACATACATGCTCAATTGCTTTCAGTATGTGAACAGACAAAGCATCACAGTCAATTTGAGTTATATTATACTGTTCATCTGCACCTGCTTGTACACAATCAGAGTACATTGACTCTGCTATTGTCTGAGCGCCAGCGGAGTAAGCCCTAGTCATTGTGGCTCTCTTTGAGATAAGCTTACGTATTTCTGCGTAAGACATGAGTCTATCTTTAAAGAAGTCTGGCGCTAACTCTACTAACTTTTGAGCTACCTTGACATACAAGTCATGCGGCACTGCGCTGTCATTAAGCGCAACAAGGCTACCTGTTTTGTCATCTCTGGAGAGAGCAGCAGAGTGTTGATACCCGTTACAAGTACCGTCAATGGCGACAGGGATACTGGACGTAGGGACTAGCCCTTGGTCTTCCATGTCAGCAATGTCACACCACTCTATACAACAGGCTAGGAATACTACTGTTTTCTCACACTTATGCAGAGTGCTGTTGTCTGTAGTACTCTCGATTAGATCCCAGTTATTATTAAACCAGTTAATCCTGTCTTCAAGAGAGAATTTGTCAACACTTATAGTGTCAATGCCTTCTTCAGTTAACATGGCACAGTAGTCTTCTTCTACCCAGTCAGGTATCTCACTTACATCGTATTTTTGGTTGTAAGAGTTAGCGGTGTGTATAGCTAGGGCTCTCTTGCCATTGTCATCTATAGGCTTGCTTTCACTGAAAGACATTAAGCCTCTAGCAATATCGTTGCCTTGATAATTCATATAAGGTTCTTTGTAGTAGACTCTACCTCGATAATCTAAGTCAACAAGCGAGTAGAACTTTTCCCATTCAACTAGTTGCTTAGCTTTACCTAGAGTAGTTTTTATTTCTGCACGTTTAGCTCGTACTTGTAGTGGTCTCAGAGTCTTTTCCCATTCTTTAGCAATAGTGTTGTAAGACATTTTGTTACTTACAGAAGGGTCTTTTTGATACTTTTCATAGGCAGTTTTTAACAAGCTCTTAGGTATGGCATTTGCATACATAGGAATATCTTGTGGCATTATGTCGTCTATTTTATTTATCAAAACAGCTAGGACTTTAGGGTTTATCTTCCAAGAAGTTTGTTGTAGGTTGTTTGCCGCTCTTACAAAAGGAGAGTCAATAAAGATATTATTGAATGCATCCTTTTGAGACTGAGGAGCAGAGATTCCCCAACGTTTAATCAGAGGATAGTTCTTTGGTTGCATGATGTTAGATATGTCTTCTGGCTGTTCGTCTACTGTATATACGAGCAGTCCTTTGCTTTCTATTAATTTAAACTCGCCAATCTCTTCCCAACGGCTTGTTGGTTCAATCATGTAAGGAGCTTGTGCATTGTAGGCACCGAAACCTTCTGCTCGTTTTACTACGATAAAACCAGATTGCACGTAGGCTTCTAGCACTAAGTCACCTGTTCTTATTGCTTGGTGAAAGCTACATTTAGTGTTAAAGTATTTAGTGAATACATGCTCACCAATACCTACACTAACTTGAGTAGTCTTTGCTAGTCCTACGGGCTGTTCGGGGTACTCTCTGGTGAAGTTGGATGACATCTTGTCAAAAGCTACCTGTACTATACTAGGAATATTATCCTTGAATTTAGATATAGTACGTATAATTTGAGCGCCCTTGTTAGCCTTAGGGTTATTCATATTTACAGTAGAGACTTTGTTTATCAGATAATCCACCACTTCACTTAGAGGGTCTTTCATGTTATCTTCCATCAGCTATTCCCTTTTAATAATGGACTTCATTGTCATCATATGTTTAAGCTACCTAACATACTATCATACAGACCATCGTTGAGCCTGCCTGTATCGTAGTCATATTTACAAGTACCTGCTGGGCCTGTCTTGCCTGTATAGCGGGACTTAAGTATTGATAGCGTGATAGTGTTACGTTCTTCTTCGTTCTCTGCAGTGATATTGCGTGCAAAGGCTAAGATGTCGTGCGAGATTTGCTTGATTGAGCCTGAACCGCGAATGTCGTCAACGGTAGGGAGTCTTCCTTCTTCAAAAGATTGTCCTGTAGTAGACATTTTTCGTAGATGTGACACCAGACCGATCCACACGTTGTGCTGTTTAGATATTCGCAGTAGATCATTCATTACCTTGTCTATGGCTTCGTTGCCTGTTAGTCCTTCTGCGCCTTCTGAGACGAGAATTGTTATGTGATCTATGAAGAGATATTTACATCCTGACAATGCCATATACTCTAGTTGAGATATAATGCCATTAGCCATAGAACCGCAATGATCTAATACCATTACACGATCTTTGAATTGGTCAAAGCCTACACGAAGGTCATCTAGTTCAATCTTTTCAGCAGAAGGATTACGTTTAATTACCATGCCTGCAAGTTTACGAGTAGTTTCAGCTGGACTTTCTTCAAGGGCAATTATGCCTATCTTCTCATCTGTCTTGTCAATGATATCAAGCACAATTTCACGTAGCATGGTGGATTTACCAGAACCTGTACCTGAAACCCACAAGGCAATCTCACCTAGACGCATACCTTTGATCTTGTCATTAAGGCCAGAGAAACACGCAGGGTAAGGTAATGATTCAACGTCATTGTATTCAACTAGTTTAGTCCAGAGGTCTTCACCAGTACAGATACCTTGTGGGCTATACTGCTGTGCATCCCAGATACCACGAAGCACTCCCATGTGACCTGTTTCTGTCAGGGCTTCTGAAGCATCTTTGTGTTTAGTTCTTGCTACCTTTACTTTGTCGAAGCCTATAGAGTTTGCAAGTTTGTCTACAGCTATATCTCCTGCGTCATCTGTATCGATGAACAGTATTACTTCATCAAAGGATCTTAAGTAATCTCTGTTCTCTACTACTGCTTTTAAGTTGGATGCAGAGGGTATTGAGACTACAGGATATATAATACCTGTGTTGTATTTAGAGTAGGCTTGTGCTACAGCTAAAGTGTCTTCTTCGCCTTCGGTGATAACAATGCGCTTACCGCCTCCTGCGAATACGTTTTGACCGAACAAGGTTAGAGGCAATTTGCCTTCAACTCTGAAGTCTTTAGGAAACAGACGTTTCTTATGACCTACGATTTTATTGTTTTCGAAGTAAGGGTAGTATACTGCACTAGTATTACCTGAAGAAGATACTTCGCGTCTAACACCGAACATTTCACATACGGTGGTAGATATTTTTCTTTCAGAAGAGGTACTGAAAGGTAATGAGTTAAACTCTATCACGTTATTTTCTTCCTTATCTTTATTTTTAAAAGCCTTTTTATTGCTTTT